ACTATCCATTCTACTTTCAGGTGCTAATGCAGGCTCACCCGCTGGTGGCGCCTCAGGTGTAGGTGGAGCCGGTTCAGATAGAGGTGCTCCGGCTTCAGGTGGAGGTCCAAGTTCTTCAGCACCACCTGGTGTTGTAGATGCACCTGCGGATGGTGTTGCTCCAGTCGCACTACCATAAAGTTTGTCAATATTATCAAAGAGACCAGTTTTAGTGATTACAGTTGGTGTTGCCTTCAATTCTTCACCTACGGCTCTTTCAATTCTTTGTTGTTGTAAATCAAGTCTGATTTCATCGTCTGACCAACCGAAGATGTGTTTCTTTGCCCATGTAGAAGATGTTGCCTGTATTCCATTTCCTGGGTCAGCAACCAAATCTTTATAAAGTAAGATTTTTTCTTTCCATACTTCCACAGTCAACAGGTCTGCCTGTTTTGATGGGTTTGTAAGTCCTAGTGTGAAGTTGGTAAGTTCGTCTTCAAAACCCAACAAAAATAAATGTATGATTGCAATTTTATTCAATTCTTGCAACATACTTTTTTGGATTCTGTTAATAGTTCTAGCAAAACGAATATCTTGTAATGAAAGACTTTTTCCATCTCCAACAACTTCTTCAAAACCTAAAAACGCTTTTGGTACACGTAAGGCTGTCAATAATTTCTTTTGAATATATTCGATATCGGCAATCTCTGATAAGTTTTGAGCACCGGCTAGTGTATCAATCGGGCTCGGTGCGGCTGGGTCACGGACAGGAACAAAGTAATCTTGGTCTACAGCCATTTGATTAAATCTCATGTCTACATTTCCAGTTTTACTATCTACAATTTGTTCTCTTTTGAACTTATTTGCAACACGTTGAACGTATGCTTCAACATCATCATCATTCATATTACCCACAAAAACCTTGAATATTCTTCTTTCAGGTGCTCTTGAGGTTCTATAAATTAACATCGCATCTTCAGAAAGCAAAAGTTGTTTCCATATTCTTCTCGCTTTTTCCAACATTGAAGTTCCATAGGGTAATTTTCTGTCATCACCTAATAATCTAAAGTGTGCAATCTCCCAAGATTGAAACTCCATATTTTTGTTTTTCCATGTGAAATGGAGTGCCTTTTTCTGACTGTCTAGTTCTTTCGTAATGTCAACAGAAATTTTTTGACTCACACCAACCTCATGTCTTTCAATTTCGATTGTAGGTAATTGTTGACAACCAACAACACCCCTCTCAGGGTCCAATTTCAAATAAACAAAGTTATCACCATACTTACATGTATTTCTTGTCCACATAGGTAAATTAGTGTTGATATCCAAGTTGTTGTTGAATAAATCAGCTAAGACACCTTTGATTCTTTTTGACTCGGAATATATTTGCAAAATGAAACCATCCTCATTTGTGGTTGTACATTCCTCAGCGTAAATGTCCAAAGCGGCAGATATTTCAGGAGTATATTCCATCGACTCATAATCGTATTGAGCCGACAACCTTGATGGTTCATAATAAATGGCTTGTGAGTATAGATTATTTTCAACCTTCGCCCATTGATTTGTAAGATAATAAGTTTGTTGCGCCTGAAGTTTTTCAGACTCATACTCCTGCTTACTTTTTGTTCTTAATAATTCTTTTTTATCAAACTTGAAAGTTGGATAATCTTGATTTAATAATGAATTAGGACCAAAAGTTTTAGATAGTCTTTGCCAAACCGTCAAATTTTGTTTTTCTGCCATGATACAATTTAACTATTTACGTCGATAATATAAATAGTTATTTGGCACCGAATAACCACCCATAGGTTTTATAATCTTGACGTGACGCACCATTCTGATAGGAGTTTTGTCTTCCCATCTGTGGGACCATGGGGTTAAAAAAGTTCGAACTATTTTTGTTTTCATTAATGGAGGTTGCCCATGAGTTCAACATCGCCTTTGTATGATTTACATTTTTCTGCAGGGATTGAAAAGATTTCTCTCCCACGTATATAGCCATGGAAATCGCCATGATACAATCATCGTGTTGTCCCTTTTGGTGGTCAGGTCTTCCGTTTAGGTAAACGAATGTATTCATCTCATTATAGGTCCTCTGTGAATATATTTTGAAATCGTGTCTGATTGCTTCTTCAAAAGCAGCAATTATTTGAACTCTTTTAGTATTGAAATTGATACCAGGAATTTTGTCTTGTATTTTTGGGTCCCATTTCCATTTCTTACTTGGGTCTAAATTATCCACATACAACCCATGTTCATAGTTCATTTCCTGTAGCTTTCTTGCAGTTGAAACGCCCATACCTCCCGTGATATCTATAACTCCATAAGCATTATACATAGAACCCCATTTATATCCAATTTCCGCCAATACATCAGGTGGTACCTTTCCAACATACTCTAATGCCTGTTCTCTTTCATCAAAATCAATTATTTGTATACTGGAATAATCCTCGGAATCTCCTCTCGAAACGTCAAGTCCCATGATATATTTGTGACCACCAACAGGTTCTTTGAAAATCCAAAGCGCAGAACCCATAAGTTTAGCCTGGGGTTCTCTTAATTGGTTTTTGGCAATATTCTGCATAATATCCTGTTCGAAGACATTGTCCCCTGAACCAAGGAAGTTACATTCTAATTCCTGTGCTACTTTCCTTCTATCGAACTTCAATTTTTTTACCATTCCTTCAAACCAAGAGGAACATGGTTTGTATCCTTGTTCGATATATTTTTTTACTTCACTATGGTCTCTATCATAAGGATTATCGACAGATAAATCAACAATGGTGTCTTTTGGATAATCTTCTCTATTAAGTAGATAATGAACTAAATCATTAGTTTTGACCATGTAAAGGTCTTTCGTATATCTTGGGTCTCTATACCAAAACATCTCAGAGATTTTAAATTCATTCATTCCTCTAAGAGCCAAGTTGTAGATATCATAGTAGATTGCATCATACCCGTTTGGTGTGGAAATAACAATAACTTTACCACCCGTAGAAAGTGAGGCCATACACGCTGACCAAAAGTCATTGTCCGCTTCTATGAACGCCGCCTCATCAAAAATAAGAATTGTAGGTGTATAACCTCTCAAGGCATCTTTAGAAGTTGCCACGGCTTTTACTTCACAATCATTCGTGAGTTTGAAATGTCTTTGTGAATTTTTTTCTACAGAAAACCCAATTCCAACCCATGCCGGCCACTGTTCTGTAAAACCTCTAACTTTATTAGCAAACTCGACTGATGTATCGAGTTTGTTTGCAATTATAAGTATTTTTTCAGGTTTTTGTTTTTTAGCAAAAACTAATTTTTTAGAAGTCCAAGCTGCAGTAACTGTTGAAACACCCGCTTGTCTATATTTCAAGGCAATATTTTCATTAAAAGAATCATAATCTTCAATCAAGGAAACTTGGTCAGGAAATAAATCTAAAGGAACGTATTTGGAAACTGTGTTGTCGTAGGTTTGTAAATACGTACGAAGTGCATAAGAAGTATCCCTCATACATTTGGTAGCTTCAATAATTAATTGTTCTTTAGTCACAAAAAGTTATTTGGGTCTCGAAATTCCCAAACTCGATAAGAAGTCGTCCATATCATCTTCATCATCTTCTGAACCGCCAGAACTTTCATAATCTCTCTTAAGTTCCATAGCTTCCTTCATAATTTCTTCGAACTTAGATGTTGCCTTCTGAATCTTTTGTTGGTCTTCGGAAATCGCATTACCTATAAGTTCTAAAAATTCTTGAGCAGGAATTTGGTAGAGTTGTATTTCAAACCAGTTTATCAAACCTTTATTACTTGAATCGAACATTTCATCAGGTAAAGAAAACCTAATCTTCTCAACTATTTCAGGTCCGAGTCTAAGTTGCATCGGTTCGTTTGAAAGAATATCAACTTGAGATTTTACTTTTTCTCTCATCGAAGGGTCTTGTGGGAGACCAAATCTTGCATTTGCGGCTTTAACGCCTTTTATTAATTCATGTGTGAGAATTGGAAAAATCAAACCTTCTGCAACAATCTTTGTATCAGGTTTTTCTTCACCACCTTCTTCACCACCTTCCTCACCACCTTCATCGTCATCAGCATCCTGTAATTCAACTTTACCTGCAACACCATTTCCTGTGGCACTCATTTGTTCAATCATCTGTTCCATACTGAAATAAAGGAAGTCATTGATTGCCATAATTCCCAAGTAAGCTGGATAAAGCCTAGCATCAATACTATCCAATTCTTGTTTTATCTGAGGTTTTTGAAACAGATAATGCCCTTTTTTCGCAGCACCTTGAACAATTGCATTTATAAGATTTCTCTTATGTTTTTCTAATTCTAATTCTTCTTGGGGGGTTAAATCTTCGATGTCGAAACTCGGAAATCCAATTTTTTCCTCTTCTTCCTCTTCTTCCTCGTCACCTTCTTCATCAGGTTCATATCTAAAATTGGAAACGTCTATTGGTTCTCTATTCAACAAAGCTTCGATTTGATACCAATCTTCAGGTACCTCAGTTTCGTCTAAAGCCGCCCTGACAGCTAATTGTTCTAGTTCCTCTCTATGTTGACCTTCAATATTTATAATCATCGGAACTTTACTCATTTCTTCCATGTAGATTCTTTGAATCATATTTGGAGTCATTCTTTCTAGTCCGCGAGCTTGTCTCAATTTATCAACTACTTTCTTAAATCTACTCATAGCAATTCTTTGCACGTCTTGCTCTTTTTTCTTGAAAGCAGGATTTTGAGCGTACAAATTTTCAGGACTTCCCAATTTTCTCTCAAGATTAGGGTCCATTCTTTCGGGGTAGTTACCGTAGTCTAATTGTTCTTTTAACTTATTTGCCATGTTTAAGTAATGAAGTTATTGATTTGATTACCTTGTCTTTAGCTTCTTCAGGTGAAATGTTTTGTTTACCAGCTCTTGGAGCTTCTTTTTCGCCTGGATGAGGATTCTTACCTGGTCTGATTTTTGGTTTCGTAGGACCAGGTCTTTCTTTTGTACCAGGTTTTTCTTTAGGCTTTGTGGGTGCGGTGGCGGGACCTTGTTCTTCAAGATATTTCATCAAGTCACCTTTCGTAATTCTCGGAGGTAAGTTTTTCTCTACAATTTTCATGATTTCATTTTCAAGAAATAAAGATACAGGATTTTTACCTTCCTTCAAAGATTTTTTTACATCCTTCACACATCTTTCGTACTTGTTTTTTTCCTTTGCCGACCACATG